AAATCTCATTGAGTTCTCCTTTCTAAGTTCAATCTCTTGAACTTTATGGTTTTATTTTAATCCTTCTCTTTTATTTTGTCAACAGTTTTTGTTCATTTTTTTGAACTTTTTTTAGATTTTTCTTGAACTTTTTTGTTTTCTACTATATAATGAACCCATAAAGGAAAAGGAAAAAAATATGAAAAATACTACTGCTTCACGTTTGCAGCAAATTATGAGCGAACGGAACTTAAAACAAGTTGATATAATTTCTCTTTCGAAAGCTCATCAAAAAGAACTAGGTGTAAAACTCGGAAAGAGCGCTTTGTCTCAGTATATCAATGGGAAATCAACACCAGACCAAGAAAAGTTAGTGTTACTTGCTAGAACGTTGGGAGTGTCTGAAGCGTGGCTCATGGGATACGACGCCCCTATGACCGACGACCCACAACCTAATACCCATGACATCGATGAAATCATCGACAACGCCATGATGTTCGACGGTAAACCGCTGACTGAGGATGACAAGCGGGCTATCCGTGGCATTATTGCAGGTTATATGAGTAGTAAGGGAGAATAGTATGGTAAGTGTCGCTACGAAGTCAAATCCATTTAAAGAAAAGATTGCTGGAGTCAAACTTTTTGAAGCTGACAGCGGTGACGAACTTAGCACATTAAACAACTTATCGAGTTATCCGATAGGCGTGGCGCTGAATTGTTCTATAGATTTCTTTAACATCCAACCCGAAACGAACTACACGCTAGTAGTTACTGCAAATTTCCCAAGTAGAGAGCCTTATCTTGTCCATGCTACAAACGTCTATATACCAAAGTCAAGCATTTTAGCTCCCGATAACGAGGGCTACGGGAAAGCAGCCGGGGATTTTACCTTTGATTTAAATTTGATGGAAAAAGGGGATTTGTTCCTGTTGTTCGCTTTGATAAAAGGTGGCGAGGCTACTGATACATTTTACTGCTACTACTATTTCGGGGGTGGTATGAATGAATAACACTCAAGATATCGAAGTTCCTGAAACAAATGCCACTGCAAGCGCTAGACCGTCTAAGGTGACTTCTATAAACTCTAGCAAAAGAATCAACACCCAAACACCCCATGCAAGTGATATAATGGATTTACAAAATCAAATAGATGAGGTAAGACAAATGGCTATTGACTTGTATCGTGAGCTGGATATTCAAGCGCTGGAGCAAAGATTGGAAAAGAACGAAGAAAACACTCAACATTTCCTTCAACAAACAGCCCAGAGCTTAAATCAAGATAAGACTGAGCTATCTCTTCGCACTGATCAGTTAGGGCGTCGTATTGAAAAAATTGAAAACAAACTAGACGACATGTACGCCAAAAACGAACTGGACTTAAAATTCCAGATGATGGACCAAAAGATTGACGCTAAATTTGATACCTTTGGTCAACGCATGGAAAACATGTTCTTAGCACAAACCAATAGGCAACTCGAGGAACAAGCCAAGAATAGAAAAGAATTCACTTATTGGTTTATTGGTATCCTTGTAGCTCTTGCCGGTATTGCTATTCCTGTCTGGTTCGGCAAATAATATCATCAAGGCTTGAAAATTCAAAATCTTATTGACTGAATGCAAAGGTATGCATCTGATTACACGAAAATACCAGAACTGGTTAAAATGTTTACTTTTTTGTAAAAACATTGACAATAAATAAAACATTTTGTAGACTATTTTTAGTGGAAGACTGATTAAGTTCAGCGCCCTATGGCTTGTGCGTGCGCAAGTGTAAGGGAACAAAACGTCTAAAAAGGGCCAGTTCGTTTGTTGGATTGGCTCTTTTGTTTTTTATAGAAACCGATACGAGGAAGCTATGCCTGAAAAAGAATTACTTGAGCAGTTCAACGTGTCTCTTTGTGAGTTCGACTCTAGCCAGTGGCCACGAGATGGGTTTCTAGACCCTGTTAACCGTGTGGTTTACATCAATAGGGATTTACCCGTCGAAAGACGTTTAAAGGTCCTACTGCACGAATTAGGCCACCTAGAACACGATCCTAAACACTATGAGCGTCTGCGAGAAAAGTATGAGGCTCAAGCTAATAGAGACATGATCCGTGGATTGCTCGAAAACGAATCCCTGGACGACTTCAACTACGTCCACTTTATGGAAAAATATAATCTCACCACTATTTGTGATGAGACTTTTGTAAAAAATGAATATCTAAAACTAAAGGAGATTTAAAAATGTTGAGTAAATGGAAGAATTTGAAACGCTGGCAAAAGTGGGTTGTTGTCATATTAGGTTTGGCTGTACTTGGTAAGTTTTTTGAAATAACTGGTATCGCTCCAGAAACGAAGACAGAACCAGTCAAGACTGTCCAAACGTCTTCTTCTAAGCCAAAAACCAAAACCAAGACTAAAACCAGCAGTAGTTCAGACTTGTCTAACCCTCAACGAGAGGAGAAGGCTTCAAAAGAATCAAGCTCTTCCGAAGAAAAAGAATCTAAAAGCGAAACTAAAGAATCAAGTTCTTCAGATGGCCCTAAAGATGTTACCGCTGATCAAATGGCTAGCTTTATCGAATACTTCCAAAAAGATTTGACAGAAAAAGGTGTAGATATTAGTCAATATGGTTTTTATAATCGTGATACCATTTTGTATATGTCGGTACCTGTTGATTATAAATACTATGACAAAACCGATTTACAAAAATTCGCTGATGGCATGCTTGCCAAAGAACATGAAGCATTTAACGTTTGGGCTGCAATTAACAATGTCAATTATGAGCGCTATCCAATGTTTCACATTAAAGCGGATGATGGCAGTGCTATTGCAAGTCAAAAACTTAATGGAGAAATGAAAGTCAAGGTTAAATAAGACAATAAAAAAAGCCCTATAATCTCCCTCGCCAAAGTTAGATTATAGAGCTTATGAATCACAGAAACAAAAACTCAGGTAAAACAATGAGTCTTTTTTCTGTACCCATTTTACCAAATAATAGGAGATATGACAATGTGGGTAGAAGAATTACCGAATGGAAAATATAAATATTTTGAAAGATACAAGGACACTTACACTGAGAAATGGAGACGGGTATCTGTTACGCTCAACAGTGGCTCAAATCGAGCAAAGAAAGAGGCTCAACGCTTACTGGATGATAAGATAGCTGAAAAGATGGCTGGCTTAAACACTACCGACGCATCATTTAACGATGTGTTGAGCGAGTGGTGGGAATTTCACAAGAAAGGCATTCGAAGGACTTCGATTAGTTCCATGACCAGCAATGTCAGGTATGTCGAAGAGAATTTCGCTGTAGATGTCAAAATAGCAAACATTGATACACACTATATCCAACGCTTTATCAACGATGCCGATGTTCCACGTTCAATCCTTGAGCGTGTTAAATCTATATTGAATCTAACCTTCGATTACGCTTGCACCGTTGGTTACATTCCTAGCAATCCTGCAAGGCAAGCAAAACTTCCCAAGAAACAGCAAACGATGGAAGATTACGACAAGATAAGAAATAAGTTTCTAGAGATAGACACTGAACTACTTCCGCTACTTGCAGAATTACGAAAGCAAAAACGCACTTATAGAAATGCCATCCTTGCAGAGTTTCTCTTTGTCAGCGGTGCTCGAATCGGTGAAGCGGTAGCCCTTGAAACGTGCAATTACAGAAAAGAGGACGGATACCTTGATATTTTTGGCACCCTGGATAGCGTCCAGGGCTACAAGAGAGCAAAAAAGGAACCACCTAAGACCCCAGCAGGCTATCGTAGCAATAAACTAACCAAGCGTGAAATTGAATTACTAGATGAAGCTATACAGATTCGGGATCTAAACAGGTCGCTATCAGACGATTGGGTGACCATGGATAGGGATTATATTTTTGTGACTGACAAGGGCGTACCACTTCAACGAAACTCATTTAACAATTCTATTCAAGCAGCTAACAAGCGACTAGATAAGCCAATTAACAAACCAATATCATCACATATCTTCAGGCATACGCTGGTCAGTTATCTAGCTGAGAATGGCGTCCCGTTAAAGGCTATCATGGATAGAGTTGGGCATGATGACAGTGATACAACGATGAAGATTTATACTCACGTCACCAACAAAATGAAGAATAAGGTAGTTGAAATCATTGATAACTTGCCCCTTTCTTGCCCCTTAGAATAAAAAAAGACCTATCTACCAAGGTTTAAACCTTGATATGATAGGCTTTTTCTTTAAATCTTATTTTACTGTGCGGATACGCATA